GTATTGAATTTTTGACTGATGATAGACGTGGTGAAATGTTCGTTAACGCTCTTAACTATTTAGGAACACAAGTATTAAGAGGCTTACTGACTCCAGAAAGGGTTATGACTCAGGATTTGTCTACTGGAAGTTTTAGTATGGCTTCTTCCCATGCCGAAATATTTTTGTTGAGCCAAGAAGGTTTAATAGCCGAAATGGAGGATGCAATCAATACTCAGTTGATTCCACAATTAATTGAATTTAATTTTAAACCAAAAGTCCAAATAGATTGTCATGTTGATATTGAGCAAATACAATATGATAGGAAGAAAATTCTAAAAGAGATACTTATTGAGATTATAAGGAATTTAAACAATTTGGTAAGGGAAGGGAAACATCCAACATCTATTCCTAGTATGGTCGATATGTGTAATGTATTAGGGGTCCCAATCAAGGTGTTTGAAGAAGAATATTATGATTCAGGAGTTCCCAAGGAAGAGACTGGAGGAAATGGGAAGACTGTGGATAATAAAGGAAAGAAAATAATAAAACGTCAACCGGTGACACAGGAGGTAATTAAAGAATGACAATTCGCAGAACAAATCATCCGATAATTAGAGACCTACAGGAAATTGGATTGCTGTCAACAGATGCAGCCCCAAAAATTGAAGGTCCGTTCCAAACTTTTACAGAAGCCTTTGCTGGCGATGCTAGTGGTGCTACAAAAACATTGGCTCAGACAGTGACTGATGTTGTTTCGGTTATGACTATTCCGATAGCTGCTGGGACTAATAACACATTAACCATGCTCACCGAAGATACTCATTTCACATTGAGCGCAGCGGTTTTGACATGGATAACTGATCAATCAGCAAATAATGTTCTAATAACATACTGCTTTTAATTCCATTGGAGCTAACTATGGAGAATTTTAGATTTATTAAACAAAGAAGTGATGAAAATAAAAAGTTTGATACTCTTATTATCACTAAGGTGACCAGAAGAGATCATGAAGATATTCATTATCTTTATAGGTTACGGAAGGCTTTAACTATTCTTGTTGGTGATGATAATATGACTGGTTTAACTGTTTTACAAATTGAGTCTCTTCATGAGCAAATAGTTAGAAGCTTAATTGATAACAATATGTCTCACTGGTATTCATCGTGGGATACTAATTTAGATGATAAACTTCCCGAAGATTTAAAGTTAGCCAGTGAAGGTTATGACCCACCTCCTGATTCTAGTTTGTTTGATTTAGAGGTGGGAGAAAAAATATATCGTGAATTACTTGAAGAACATGAGGCTATATGCCTTTGGTCGGCTCCGACTGCTCGTGCTAAAATTCCATCAGGACATTTTCTGGATACAAAAAATAAAAAGTATCCTTATAAGAATGCAGATGGAACTATTAATTGTGGTGGGTTACAAGCTGCTTATAAGGCAGCCAGAGGTGCCAGGGGAGCTCCTAAACGGGCCTCTATAGCCGCTAAAGCCAAAAGGCTTATTAGTACCCATTGTTCAACTAAAGATAAAAAGAAAGCCGAGTTTAAAATGATCGGTAAATTGATTTAAGGAGGTTTCATATAAACATGCAAAAGAAAAAGAAGGTTATGAAATTTCAAGAAGCAAATTTCGATAAAGATAGATTTTTCGCTATGATTTCTCTTGAAGGGATAGGGGAGATTGATTCCAATGCTATTGAAGTCGAAATGCTTCGTGTTGGAAATTTCAAGCATAAGCTTTATGGTGATCTAGAAATCACTGAAGATATGCTTGAAAAAATGGTTCAAAATGTTGCTGACAATGTTATCGGCAGAGATGTCAGTTTTGACTGGAATCATGAAGGAAAGAAGGCTTCTGCTTGGTTGAAAGAAATAAAAGTAGAAGACGGAGTTCTCATCGGTACGGCCGAGTTCACTAAGGCCGGAAAAGAAAGTGTCGAAGATGGAAGTTTTGCTTATTTCAGTATCGAATATAGTGATGATTATGAAGACCCTGAAAACGGTGAAACATATGGTCCAACAATAATGGGTGGATCTCTGACAAATAGACCGTTTATTTCAAAACTGAAAAAAATTGAGTTTAGTTTAGATGATAAAGATGATGATGTTTCAATTTTTAGATTGGAGCTCAAGGAGGAAAAAAGTATGCCTAAAAAAGTTATACGCAAACCCGCTGCGAAGTCTCCTGAGATGACGTTAGAGGATGCACTGGCTAAAATCAAAGAACTTGAGGCCGAAGTGGCTGGGAATAAGATTCTTGTGGCCGGAGATGATCCTAGCGGGAAGAAACTTGAAGAATTTATTACCGCCCAGAAGAAGGAAATGAAGGCGCTTCAAGGAACCGTTACGGCGCTTCAGGAAGCGAACAAGACTCTTGAGGATAAAACTAAAAAAACGGAAACCAAAAATAGGACTCTCGAAATTGAACGTATCTGCACAAAACTTCTAACAGATGATAAGCATCATCCGGTAGTTGTGGAGACGGTAAAACAGATTCTTTCTGGAAGCAATCTTTCGGGAACCATCAAGTTTGAGGAATCCGTTGGCGAAGGAGATGCAAAGAAAACAATAGAAATCGAGGCTAATTTCGAGGAAGCTATTTTGAGAATCCTTGAAGCGATTCCAGCATCTCAAAGAACCAATCTTGGGGAAAAAACAACCACGGATGATGGTCTCAAGATAACCGAGGAAGAGAATACAAAGTTGGAAGATGCCGCGATTAAAAAAGCATTCGTAAAAAAAGGTTTAAAGATTGTTAAAGCCGCTGCTTAACTGGTAGGAGCCAAATAAGATATGTACCCGTCTTCAGGATATGGAGAACAATCGAAATATTATGATGATGATTTGTTGCTTAATGGAACTTATCAAATCATAACTGTTACGATACACTCTTCGGCGAGAGATGATAGTAATCCAAATGGAACTTATATTCTTCGCCCTGGATTGTTACTAGCAAAGTCCTTGGTTAATGAAGGGTATTACGATGTTCTTAGCACGAAAGACGGTTATATAAATGGAGACATTCCGACTCAGTTCATGGAGGATGTCTTTGTTTTGGGACGAAAAATATATATGAACCGAGATTTTATTCTTGGTTTAAGTAGAGAAAGAATTATATCTTATGAAAACGAAATTGCTCCTGCTTATATTAGTTGTAGCATTTTTGAAAACAAAATTTTTTATAATAATATGGCATCTGTTGCTTTGACGGATGATCAATGGCTGAAATGCCAGAGAATAAATAGGGTCCCGACGTTTATGACTAAATATGACAAAGCCGAATCCCTTGTAAGGGCTTTGTTATGGAATAGACAAGAAACTCTGGTGACCCCTTCTGATCTTATATAAAGAAGAAATTAAGAGAACCCATTAGGGTTTAAAACAACTAGTAAATGGAGGTAATTTATTATGCGTCCCGGTTATCAATATCAGGAAAGTGAATTCGATTCAGAAATTTTGCGTAGTGCTAATTTTCAGCTTATAAGTATCACCCTTGATACTACTGCAAGGTATGATATCTCTGGTGCTGGGAGTTCTATGTCGACTACTAAGCTTCCTAAGGGATTGTTGTTGGCACATAACTCTGCTTTGGCTGATGATTCTCTTTTTATTGATCTCAGTACAGCAGCTAATAGGCTCGCTGCTACGGCTACTCAGTTTGCGGAGGATGTAGTTGTATTGGCTGAGACGATTCTCGATGTTAGTGCTGCAGATCAGCCAGTTAAGGCTTATCTACAGGGAACATTTGACTTTACTAAAATTAAATATACGAATAGTGCCGTTCAAGCTTTAGTCGCGGCAAATGTTGTGAAGATGTCTCGACTTTATTTTATAGATGGGCCTGTCGCCTAGTTTTTTCTATTGAGATAAAGCCAGAGAGAGAAATGGAAGATGATGAAGTGGTTAAGAAAGTTAGATATGCTGAAAGATATTGTGACAAACATGATATGTCTTTTACGGTTTGGAATGAAAAGCATGTTTTTAAAAAACAAATCAGGAAACCTGCTATTTTGCAGTGAAGAAAATAATTTTATGGAGGTAATTTAATATGGACGCATTGGTTTCTTCGGAATTGTTGACTCCGAGATTTTTGATGAAGATTATTGACGATATTCCGCCCCAAACAGAAACTTATAGGGGCCAGGAAGTTTTCCCTCTTGTAACTCAACCTGGACCAAGGGTTGAATGGGATATTAGACGCCCGCTCGGTGGGATGACTCAAGCAGTTGCAAGAGGAGCTGAGTCTCCAGTAATTCATCGTAGGGGCGTTGGACAGATGTCTTTCGAACCTGCACATTTTCGTGAAAAAGTAATTCTTGGCGAGTCTGATGTTACTACGCTTAGGAAACTCGGTACATGGGAGCAAAGGTCTAGTGCCGCAGAGCTCATTGCGGAGATTCTTGTAGACCTTGATGCCAGATTGGAAACACGTATTGAGTGGATGCGTTGGCAACCGATCGTCAGCAATGCTATCGCGATTGACAGTAATAAGGTCAAATATACTATTGACTATAAAATTCCTGCTCGGCAAAGACCCACGGCCTCTCCCCTGTGGAGTGTGACGACAACTTCTGACCCGCTTACTGATATTCAGACCTGGGTTAGGTTAGCAAGGGGTACTGGCGGAAAGGTAAAGAAATTCTGGTTTAATACCATGTGTGAGCAGTATCTCTTCCAGAATTCAAGAATCCTAAGTTTGATTGACCGAATTTTTAACAGCGGAAATCTCAGTATGATGAGTAGAGAGATTTTGGGAAAGATTCTCAAAACATATCTCGGCCAATATGAATATGAAGTATATGA